GTAGGTAATCTATTGACCATGTCATTACATGATGTGTGGTTCAGTAAACCCATGACAAAGATTCGTAAAAGATTAATGAAGGGTGATAGAAGTCATTCGCCTTGTAATAAGTGCAGTGTAGATGGTTCGCTGTTTGGAAAACCATCATTTGATTTGGTAACAGAATATTATGAAAGTAGCAATAACAGGAACTAGTGGTTTAGCAAAAACCATTCTAGATACATTAGAATCAACTCCATACAAAGGTGAAACTATAGAAGTGTTCACCCCACGCATAGAAGATATAACTATGAATGGTGACCTTTGGTGGGGGTGGGAAAATGTTGATGTGTTAATTAACTTTGCTCATGATGATTTTGAACAAACAAAGATTTTAGAAATAGCCCATAACGCATGGGTAGATGATGACAGTAAATTCATTATCAATTTTTCATCACGTGCAGCTCAACCAAACATATCTAAGGGGTATCTTTACGCAGCTGCAAAAGCATCCTTGAACCATCTTGCAAATAATTATCAGTATAATTCAGATAAACGATACAAGATGACTACGTTATGTTTAGGATTATTAAACTCACCAATGCCAAGTGTATCTAGGAACGATGTCGCTGGTATGGTTTATAGATTGATTACAAGTTATCCCGAACTTGAAGTAGCAGAGATGACGGTTCAGGCACATCATAACTATAGAGAGTCACAACAGTTAAAAGAATTTCAACGGGGGACAACACATTGAGTATGTTTGAATCATTCTGTAGGATTGTAGAAAATCCTAATCAAAAGGACGAGGAACACTATGCAATTGAAATTGTTAAAGGTGAATTCACTGGTGTGGTATGGCAGTTTGGTTCTGTTGAGTTTGTAGATGGCAAACCCGAACTTAATTTCCAAAGAACTATTAGAAGAGTGCCCGAAGGAATGTCGATTGAAGAAGTGGAAAAAAACGAAGACCTAAATAACTTCATGGGAGATATCCTAGTGGAACTCCTAGAAGAACAAGTTGCGAAAAGCGAGGAAAAAAATGAATAGAGAAATCTTAAAAGAACAGATTAAAAGACATGAAGGTGAAGTGCTAGAAGTATATGCAGATTCACTTGGATACCTAACTCTAGGTGTTGGTCATTTAATCAAAGAAGGTGATGCGGAACACGGACAACCTGCTGGAACACCAGTAAGTCAATCTACTGTTGATGCGTATTACGAAACAGACTTTGACAAGCATGTCGAAGAAACAATTCATGTATTTGAATCAAAAGGTGGGTCAGACTTCTACAGTTTGCCTGAAGATATCCAACACGTGTTAATCAACATGACATTTAATTTAGGCGCATCTAGATTCGGTAAATTTAATAACATGTGGAAAGGTGTTGTATCTGAAGACTGGGAAAGAGTCGCAGTTGAAATGGAAGATTCACGTTGGTTCAAACAAGTAGGAAGACGTTCAGTCGAACTACAAGAAATGGTGAGAGCGGTATAATGGCAGATTTACTCAGAGCATTGGAAAAGAAATATGAAGGTGACATAGCAGTTCACACTGCTAATATCATGGTGTATCAAAGTAATCCTGCTGGTATAGGGGAACACCCCGACATAGTACAAGCAATGGATTCTGAGGTACACAAACTGGCAGAAGCAAAAGACAAACTAAACACTGTCAGAGAATTGCTGTTTCCTACTAGAAAAACACTTGCAGAATAGTTAATACTGTAGTATACTTACAGTATGGATTTTTACACTAATGTAGCAAGAACACGTGACAAGATACTGGTAACAGGATATCAAGGTAACAAGAAGGTCAAACTTCAAGTTGCCTATCGTCCTAACCATTACGTCAAATCAAAGAAGGGTCAAACTGCCTATAGGTCACTGGATGGTCAACCACTTGAGGTTGTCAATCTAAACTCTATGGGTGGTGCTCGTAAATTCAGAGAACAGTATGCACACGTAGAGGGGTTTGATATCCACGGATATGACCGTTACGTATACACATACATCGCTGATAAATTTCACGGAACAATAGAACCCAACACCAAGTTAATTCGTTGTGCTTCACTTGATATTGAGTGTGAGTGTGAGGATGGTTTTCCCGAACCCATGGAGGCGAAGGAAAAAATCAATGCAATCACAATTAAACCATTTGGAGAAAACTCAGTAACATTTGGTATTGGCCCGTGGGACACTGCACCCGATAACGTTGACTATGTTGAATGTGCTGATGAAGCATTCCTAATGGAAGAGTTTGTTAAGTATTGGGACAAACAGTCATTTGATATTATCACTGGGTGGAATGTAAACTCATTTGATATTACATACATTTGTAACAGACTTGATAGACTATTCGGTGACGGATACCACAAAAAACTGTCGCCTTGGAGAATGTCTGATGTAAGAGAGTTCACCCAATATGGTTATCAGAAGAATCAAGTGTTCACGTTATATGGTGTAAATGTCCTAGATTATCTAGAACTGTATCGTAAGAATACATTCACCAAACAGGAAAGTTATAAACTAGACCACATTGCTCACGTTGAGTTAGGTAAAGGTAAACTGGACTACACAGAGTATGGTTCACTTCATACATTGTATAGGACTAACTACCCATTGTTCTTAGAATACAATGTACGTGACGTAGAATTGATTGAAGAACTAGAAGATAAACTTGGTTTCATTGAGTTGATTCAATCAATGGCGTATACTGCTAAGTGTAATTATGCAGATACATTTGGAATGGTTAAGTATTGGGAAACCATTATTTACAACTTCCTCAAGGAACAGGGCATTCAGACACCCCCACAAAAATTACGTGGTCAAGAAAAGACTAATAAGATTGAGGGTGCTTACGTAAAAGAACCATTGGTTGGTGGTCATGATTGGGTTGTAAGTTTCGACTTGAACTCATTGTATCCACATATTATTATGCAGTACAACATATCGCCCGAGAAAATGATTCGTGGTAAGGTTGATACTTCTGTACAGAAGTTACTGGATGGTACACAAGTTGTTAATGGTGACTATGCTGTAACACCAAACGGTGCACAATTCAAAAGAGATAAACAGGGTTTCCTTCCCGAACTTATGCAACAGTTCTATGATGAACGTAAGTTATGGAAGAAGAAAATGATTGGGTATCAAATTGAACTGGAAAGCGTTTCAGATAAGAAACAACGTACAGTTTTAGAAACAAAAATCAAACGTGCATACAATAACCAACAGGTTCGTAAGATTGCACTTAACTCCGCTTATGGTGCTCTTGCTAATCAATGGTTCGCATTCTTTGATGTTGACCTTGCAGAGGCAATCACCACAAGCGGTCAGTTGATTATCAAGTGGGGTGAGAAGACAATCAACCAGTGGTTAAACAATGTTCTTAAAACAGAAGACAAGGACTATGTGATTGCTATTGATACAGATTCGTTGTACATTACTTTAGATGATTTGGTCAAACAGGTATTCCCCGAAGATACACCGAAAGAAAAAATTGTAGAGTTCATTAATACTATAGCACAGGACAAGATTGAACCTGTACTTGCTGAGGGGTATGAACACCTTGCAAAGGATACTAACGCATTTCAAAACAAAATGGAAATGGGTCGAGAAGTAATCGCTGACCGTGGTATTTGGACTGCAAAGAAAAGATACATCTTAAACGTACATGACAACGAGGGTGTTAGACTGAAAGAACCTAAACTCAAGATGATGGGTATTGAGACTGCTAAGTCTAGTACACCACAGTGGGTCAGAGGTAAACTTACAGATGCATTTAAGGTTGTCATGAACGGGACAGAACAGGACTTATGGGAATTCGTTGAGACTGCCCGTAGAGACTTTAGGACGTTGCCGCCTGAAGATGTTGCATTTCCTAGAGGATGTAGAGGTCTTAAGCAATACTCTGATAGGTCTATGATTTACTCTAAGGGAACACCCATACACGTAAGAGGTGCTTTGCTTTACAACCACCTACTCAAAGAGAAAAATCTTGACATGCGGTACGAGGTAATCAAAGATGGGAACCAACTACACTTCTCATACTTGACTACACCGAACCCTATCAACGAAAACGTTATATCGTTTACTGGTGGATTACCAAAAGAGTTTGATTTACATAGATTCGTTGACCATGACATGCAGTTCGACAAAGCATTCGTTGAACCATTGAAAGCAGTTATTGGACTGATTGGTTGGAATCCCGAACCAGTTGCATCTTTGGATTCATTTTTCTCATAAAAGTACCTAGGGCATAAATATGCCTGTTATGTATGAGTATAGAGCAAAAATAGTAAAAATAGTTGACGGTGACACAGTGGATGTGGACATTGACCTTGGCTTTGGAATTATTTTATCTGACGAAAGAGTTAGAATAATGGGCATCGATACGCCCGAAAGCCGAACAAGAGATAAGGTTGAAAAAAAATTTGGTTTAGCATCTAAGAAACGATTGAAAGAAATACTTGGTAAAACTACCGTATTGAAGACTCAGATTAATAGAGACGGTGAGGACATGAAAGGTAAATTTGGAAGAATCTTAGGAGACTTTGAAGTTGAAATGAATGGAGTTACTAAACTTGTTACAGATGTGTTGGTTGAAGAGGGACATGCAGTCCCATATTATGGTGGGTCTAAAGACGAAACCAAAGCACACCACATGTTGAACAGGAAAAAATTAATCGATTCTAAAGTAGTTGATATGAGTTACGAAAAGGCTGGCATAGAATCATGATAATAGGAATAGAGTGGATGGATATCATTTACATCATCTTAATCAGTATTATTTTCGGATTCATAGTGCACATAGAGACTGAATTACATACCATCAAAACAATGATGGAAGAACATGTTAAATTTGACTCTGAGAAATCAAAGCTTAAAAATGGGAATAAAAAGGACTAAAAACCCTCTTCCCCTATTGTACTAGATACAGTATAATAGATTATACATTATGGAGAAGTGTTATGTCATTTATTAAAGACTTAGTCAAGTCCACTGGGAACGAATACGCTGGTATTGTTTCTGATGGCGTTGCCGCTGGAGATGTAGATTCGTTTGTCGATTCAGGCAGTTACATCTTTAACGCATTACTTAGTGGTTCACTATACGGTGGACTACCAAAAAACAAAATCACTGCAATTGCGGGTGAGTCTGCCACAGGTAAGACTTTCTTTGCATTAGGTATGGTCAAACAATTCTTGGATGACCACCCCGAAGCTGCTGTGATATACTTTGAATCAGAATCTGCTATCACAAAAGACATGATTGAGGAACGAGGAATCGATTCCAATCGTATTGTTATTGTGCCTGTAGTTACGGTTCAAGAATTCAGAAATCAATCTATTAATATACTCGATAAGTATCTAGAATCAGATG